CATGCTCACCGCCTCGCGATTCTCCATCATGTGCCCCACCAGCCAGCGCATCGCCTGCCGCACCGGCGCCGGCACATTGCCCCCCGCCGGCCCATACCCGCACACAAACTCCACCGCCACAGGCAGCCCCGCGTCAAGCGTCTCAGAGGGCCACCCCTGCCCAGGCGCCAGAATCACCGCACCCGGGTCCACACTGCTCACCACCCGGTACGTCGCCGGCGCCACCGTCAGCCACGCCGCCCCGTCCGGCGTGTACTGCACCGCCGTCACACTCTGCAGCGGCGCCATGGGCAGCTCCAGCGCCCCATCCTCCGGCCACCCCCCAAAGTGCGCCCGCCACGCCTGCGTCACCAGCGCCCGCCCCAGGTAGAGCTCGCACCACGCACGCGCCGTCGTCACATACTCCTCCAGCAGCGCATCCTCCTCGTGGCCATCCACCCGCAGATGCGCCCGCGCCTCCTCCAGGCTCAGCGGCTCCACCACCGGCGCCGTCACCATCGTCCACCCCTGCGCCCGCATTACGCCCCCTTGCGCTTGCGCTGGACCTTAGGCGCCGGACGCGCCGCCTGCACCGGCGCCACGGCCCGCTCCGGAGCCGTCACCGCCGCACTCTCCACAACAGGGGGAGCCATCTCCCCGCGCAGCTCCTCGGCCGCCCCGGCCGCCACCAGCGCGCGGCCAACCCCCTCGTCCGCAATCCAGAGAGTCTCCCCCGCGCCATACACCCCGGCCGGGCCGGCCGCCGTCTTCAGCATGCGCACCCGCATGGCTCCCCCTCCCATTCAGCCGGCCTACGCCGTGCCCTCAGCCGGGCTCACATGCAGCTCCGCCGCCTGCGCAGCCGTCACATTGCTCACCGGCTCCACACGCGCCCCGTACTGGATCGCCCACACCGAATCAATCACGGTCGACGTGCCACGCACCACCTGGCAGCGCACATACCGCTCCTCCGGCCGGTACACATCCAGCACCATCTGTGTCTTCGTCGCGTCCAACAGCACCGCCGTCCCTGCCAGGTCGGCCGCATCGGACAGATTGCTCGCCTGCCCCTGCTGCGCCTTGATCCCGTTGTTGACGGCAGCCGTCACAACCGAGCCGACAAACACCACGCCCTCGTACCCCTGCATGTCGAGCGCCGTACCGTCAATCGTTGTCGTCCCGGCCACGGTCGGCCCCACCACGCGGGTGATCTTCACGCCATTGCTCAGGTTCATCTCGTCTCTCTCCTAGGCCAGCTTGATGCGCACAAAGGCCTCTTCGAGCACCGGCATGCCGTCGCTCTCCATGCGCCCAATCAGCCCCACCTGGTTGCTCTCCGCATACAGCTCGTCGAGCCGCTGCACATCCATCGTCAGCGCGTCGGCGATCCAGTAGTAGCTGAAATCGCCAAACATCCCCACATACAGCCCCGTCGTGAACGTATTCGGCACATACTCGCTCACAATCATCGGTCGCCCCTGCAACATATCAGGCTGCCCCATCTGCAGGCTCGGCTGCCACAGGTACGCCCCCGTGCCGCTCCCCTCGCGCAGCTTCGCAATCTGCTTCACCGCGTCCCGGTGGAACAACCACTGCGCCCGCGGCCAGTACGCCGCCTTCAGCGCGTACTTCGCATTGATGAGCCCATCTGCCGTCAGCGCCGTGCTCGTGTTGTCCGTCGCCACGTCGCGCCCCGTGCTGATCCCCTGCGCGCTCGCCGTGAACAACCCCAGCGGCTGCTGCGCCCCAGTCCCCGTCAGGAACGCTTTCTCCTGCGTCACCGCGAACTTGTAGGCCAGCCGCTCCCGCACAAACGACTCAATCGTCGGCAGTTGCCGCATAAGCTTGCGCGAGATCCGGATGCGCTTCGCCACAGGGTGCGGCCGCAGCTCGCGCCCTGCAAACGACATCGTCGAATCCTCCGAGCCCGTCTTGATCTCCGTCGTCCAATCGGCGTCCGCCGGGTCATTCTCCAGCTTCGGCACACCCAGCCCGTCGGCGTTCGCCACCGTGAACTTGGTCGCCTGCTGCCGGATGAAGACCGCATTGTCCATCGCCTGCAGAATCTGCTGCTGCATCTGCACCGGAGCCACCAGATAGCCACCCGATGCGTCGCTGTCGCTCTGCAGCGCACGCAGCTGCATCGGAGGCATCTCGCGGTACCCGTAGCGCAGGTAGCTCACAAAAGCCTTGCGGTACTCCTCGTCCCGCTGCGAGCTCTGCGCCGCGCCATCGGGCTCCATGCGCCGGCTGCGCGTCTCGTCAACGCTCTGCTCCAGCCCCGCCTCCACCTCCATTTGCCGCTCCATGCGCTCGGCCTGGCCGCCCAGCTTCTCGGCCTCCGCCATCAGCGCGTCCCATCGCTGCTCCTGCGCGGCCGTAAAGACCGCGCCGTCGGCGAGCCCCTCATGCATCTGTCGGGCCTCGCTGATCAGCTGAGCGCGCTGCTGCCGCAACTCAATGATCTTGCTCTTCATCTCCGTCCGTCTCCTGTTGGTTCAGCCTCAGTCGTCGATCCCGGCCAGCGCCAGCTCCCGCCCCCGAGCAGCCCGACGCGCCCGCGCCGTCTCCTCATCGGCGCCGCCTTGCTGCGCCCGCAGCAGGTCGGCTGGAATCTCGGGCACCTGCCCGTAGATCGGGTCAAACCGGTTGCCCGGTTGCTCCCTCATCCCCACACTCGTCTCGGGGTACGCCGGATAGGTCACCGCCGAAACGTCATACAGCTTCACCTGCTCCAGCGTGCGCACCAGCTGGTCATACTCGTCCAGCTCCCAGCTGTCGCGCAGCACCGCAAACGCAAAACTCATCTGATCCACATCGCCGCGCCGAATGCTCTCCACCACATCCCGCGCCACCTGCGTGTCCGGCGGGTCAATCTCCACCGCCAGCCCCCGCTCATCCTCCCGCAGGCGCAGCGTCCCGCTCTTCGTCCGCCCCAGCACATAGTTCGGGTCATGGTTGAAAAGGGCCCGCACGTCGTCGCCTGCCTCAATCGTCTGCGCAAAGGCCCCGGGCTCAATCCGCTCCCGAAAGCCCATCAGCTCCACCGACAGCGAATCAAAGAGCGCCGCGTAGCCGGCAATCGTCCGTCCGCCCTCGCGCTCCACCGCCCGCAGCTCCGTCGCCGGCACATAGCGCCGCTCAATCCCCTGCATTGCACACCTCCTGCATCACACGCAGCGCCAGCGCGCCGGCACCCTGCTCCATCCCCTCCACCTCCAGCGTCGGACTCCATCCCTGCGCAAAGGCCTCCAGACGCGCCACGTCGCCACCCGTCGCCACCACCGCCGGCGTCAGCGCGTCCACCAGCGCCTCGCGCAGCTCCTGCGTCAACCGCTCGCCATAGCCGGGCGCCTCGCGCTTCGCACCCGCCCGCCGCAGATCCGCCTCACCCCGCCGCAGCACGCGCCGCGCCCCATCCTCAAACACAGGCAGCAGCGCACTGCGCCCGGCCCCATTCGCCACCGGAGCCCCCGCCGCCACCATGTTCAGCGGCTGCAGATACACGTCCCCATCCCGTACCGGCTCCATGTTCTCCCGCTGCCGAATGTCATTCACGCTCAGCCAGCCCCACTGCCGCCCCACCGCATACGCCTGGTAGCGGCTCTGCGTATCGCCGCGCAGCAGCCCGTCCACCACATGCTCCACATAATGCGTACGCCGCTCCTGCGCCGTCAGCAGGTCCCGCTGCATCACCTGCTCCAGCCGCACCAGCCACGGCAGAATCGTGTCCGTTACAAACTCAATCGACTGGTGCTCGATATTCGAAAACGTCGCCTTGTTGAGCAGCCCCACTTTGTGCGGAGGCATCCGGTAGATCCGTGCAATCTCCTCCGCCTGGAAGGTGCGCGTCTCCAGAAACTGCGCCTCTTCCGGCGGCACACCAATCGCCTCGAGCTTCATCCCCTCCTCGAGGATGCGCAGCCGGTGGCTCTTCTCCAGCCCGCCATGTTCTCCCGCCCAGCTCGCCTTGAGGTTCGCCATCGCCTTGTCGCTCAGCGTCCCCGGATGGGTCAGCACCGCCCCAGGCCGCGCCCCGTTGGCAAAGAAGCGCGCCCCGAACTCCTCCGTCGCCATCCCCAGCGCCACCGCCACCATGGCCATGCGCAGCGGCGAGTATCCCTGCACCCCGTTGCCGCCCAGCCCGCGCACATGCATGATCCTGTGCCAGGGCAGAATCTCCGTCCGCCCCGTCGGCATCGAATACTCGTACGCCAGCTCGCCATCCCGCCGCAGAATGCGCATGCGGTCCGGCCGCAACGGCCACAGCGCCCGCACCCGCCCCGCCTGCGTCCACTCAATCTCCACGTACGCATTGCCCCAGCCCGCCACGTGGCTCACAATCAGCTCTCGCAGCTCCATCGCCGTCTGCTCGGGATTCGGCTGCTCGTGGAGCACCTCGTACAGCGGATGCTCCGTCGCCCGCTCCCGCCCCGCCGCCGTGCGCCGGTAGAGCACCAGCGGCAGGCTCGCAATCGTCTCGCTCAGCACACGGATGCACGCATACACCGTCGGCATCGCCAGCGAGCCCTCAATCGACGGCACAGCCAGCCCCGCCGCCTCCTGGCTCCCGCGCAGGATCGACTCCCAGCTGCTCTCAATCGCCGGGGCCGCACGCCGCTCCGCCCCAATCCATCGCTCGATCAATGCCACGTGCACCAGCCCGCAACAGAAAGACGCCAAGCATCCCGAAGTACCACCGGGATTCCTGGCGTCTCGCGCTCTGTGGAATCTCTATACAGTGCCCCGCTCACCGCAGGCCACTAGCGGCAGTGTAGCACAAACGTTCCGCCCAATCAATCCCCTGTTGGGCGGCCGTCCCCCAGCTCGTCGCCCGTCGCCAGCTCGCACAGATCATCCGCCACTGCAGCCAGGCGCGCCCGCAGCGCCTCCCGCACCGCACGCGCCTCCTGCGCCTCAGCCCGCAGCGCCTCCACCTCGGCCCGCAGCCCCGCCGCCTCCGCCTGCGCCTCCCGCAGCAGCACATCCAGCGTCGCCACCGCAATCAGCTCATTGCCATCCCCGTACCGCGCCCTCTCCTCGCTCATCAGCCCCCCCACAGCAGCCGATGCACCTGCGACCGCTCACCCCGTGCCTCTGGCGCCTCTCCCGACACGCCGGCCGGCAGCTCGTTCCCGCTCGGCCCGCCCGTCATGTACACCTGCGCCATGCGCGCCACCACCAGCAGGAACCCAGCCGCAGGCAGCGCCCACGCCGTGCTCCCCCAGAACTGCTCCAGCCAATCCGCCAGCAGAGGCAACCCCACCAGCAGCACCGTCCACACAATCCCCGGAAGTTCAATCGAGCGTCCCACGTCTGATTCTCCTTTTGGCCTCAGCCACTCCCACCACGATCAACAGCACACCTGCCACACCCAGCAGCCCGGCCCACCCCACCGCCAGCCACGCCGCCGCACCCACACACACCACCCCCGCCGCCACCAGCCCATCCGCCACCGTCACTGCCGCCTGCCTGCGCTCAGCCATCCCGGCTCACCTCCTCCAGCACCGGCCGCCAATGCCCCTGCACCACCGTATCCCAGCCAAACTCGTGGTGAACCGCCCCGCTCACCGCAAGCCTCCTCTCCACCGTCGCCGTCCGCTTCATCCGGCCCGCATGGCCCAGCGCATCCCGAATCGCCCGCCAGTCCGGCCACGCCCACCAGCTATTGAGCCCCGTCCAGTACACATCCGCCGGCGCCACCGCCGTCCCCCAGCGCACCAGCTCCGGCATGCTCGCAAAGTCCGTCACCACCACCGGGGTGCCGCACGCCTGAGATTCCACAATCGGAATCCCGAAACCCTCCGTCATGCTCGCCGCAAGCAGCACATCCGCCGCGTTGTAAAGCAGCGCCATGAACTCCGCCGGATAGCCCAGGTAGTACGAGTAGCGGTCCGGGAATCGCACCCGCCCCGTCACCCCGCACGCCTCCACCAGCTGCTGCAGATCCACCCCGCTCGCCTGCGTCGTCGGGTCCGTGTGAATGTAGAGCAGCGCGCTTGGCTCCTCCTGCGCAAAGGCCGCCCACGCCCGCAGGTTGACCTGAAAGGCCTTGCGATCAAATCCCTTGTTCGCCGCCACCATCACCGTCACATGCCGCGCATCGCCGAAGACCCGCGCCCGAAACGCCGCCACCTCCTCCTCCGGCAGAACCTTGTACACCTCCGGCTCCACCCCATGCGGCACATACGCACAGCGCACCCCTGCCTCGCGCAGCATCCGCTCCCCAAAGAGCGAATAGACCACAGGCAGCCAAGACCCCGCCAGCGCGTCCACCACGCGCGGGCTCACCGGCGCCGTATCCACCGGGAACCAGGGCAGCCAGCGCGCCGGCCGCACCTTCTCGCCCACGCCCGTCTGCGTCCACACATCAATCAGCGTCACCACCACGTCCGCCCCAAAGTGCGCCGCGTGGTGCCCAATCACATCCACCCCGTACGGGTCCCCATGCCCCGGGTAGATCACATGCGGCCCCCACTGCGTCAACCCGCCCTGCACCCCAAACCACGCAAAGAGCCCCAGATTCTCAGAGCCCCCCACCACCTCCAGCCCGCTCAACCGCGGCGCCAGACTCGCCACCTGCACCCCGTATCCGGTCCGGCACCAGGGCGCATTGCTACTCAGCAGGACTCTCATCTGCCTCCACACTCTCCGCTCGTCGCTCGCCCTCCGATTCCGGAGCCAGCACCCGCTCCAGAATCACCGGTTCACCGCTTGCCTGCGTCCCCGCCAGATCCACCTCAAAGAGCCGCAGCCCCCGCTTGATCTCAATCGCCGTCCCCCCCACCAGCACCCCCAGCAGAGGCCCACCCGCACAGCGCAGCTCAATCCGCTCCATCGCTCCTCCTACAGCTCCAGCACGCCCCGCTGCTCGTAGACGCTCGGCCCCGTCCCCTCCTTGCGCATCGCCCGATCCAGCGCATTCACCAGAGCCACCACCCCGTCGATCTTGTTGCGGCTCTTCCGCTTGTCCGGCTTGATGTTCGCATTCGCATCCCGCTGCACCGTCACATTGTCCACCATCCAGCGCAGCACCGGATTGCCCCCATGCCCCACCTGCCCCGCCAGCACCAGCCGTTCCAGTTCCTTTGTCGCCGCACTCAGCCCCGCAAAGGTCTGCCGCACCGCCCACACCTCCATCCCCGCCGCCGTCAGCTCCTGGCTCATCTGCTGCGCATTCCACGGGTCCATCCCCACCTGCCTCACCTCGTACTGCTCCGCCCACCCCAGCACATCGCGCTGAATCGTCGCATAATCGATCACGTTCCCCTCCGTCGCCGTCAGCCACCCCTGCCGCCGCCACGTATCGTACGGCGCCCGATTCTGCCGCTCCCGCTCAATCAGATTCTCCCCGGGCACATAGAAGCGGCAGAGCACCCACCACGGCTCCCCCTCCTCCTGCGGCGGAAAGAGCGCCACCGCCGCCGCCACGTCGCCCACACTCGCCAGGTCCAACCCCACATAGCACGGCCGCCCCCGCAGCTCCGGAGCCTCTGCCGAGCACGCCATCCACTGCCCCATGTCCAGCCACCGCGACTCCTGCGACACCCACTGGTTGAGGTAGAGCTGCCGAAACGTGTTCTGCGAAGCCGGCGTCGCCAGCGCCCGCCCGCACTCGGCGCGCAGAAACTCCTCCTGCACCGTCACCCCCAGCGACGGATTCGCCTTGCGCCACACCGCCGGATCCGTCCAGTCGTCCTCCCGCTCCGCCTCCGTAATGTGCACAAAGTACGCCGGATCCACCACCGTCCCCTCGCGCACCTGCCGGGCATACTCGTACTGCTCGTAGCAGATGCTCTGCATGTCGTAGCCCGCCGTCGTAATCATCACAAAGAGCGGCTGCCGCCGTGCGCCCATCCCCGTGCGCAGCACATCGTAGAGCTCCCGGTTCGGCTGCGCATGCAGCTCGTCGAAGACCACCCCGTGCGGGTTGAGCCCGTGCTTCGTAAACGCATCGGCCGAGAGCACCTTGTAGCGCGAGTGCGCCGGCGCGTGGATCTCGCTCTTGTACGGCCGTGCCCCCGCCTTCGTCAGCAGCGGGCTCTCCTGCACAAAGGCCTTCGCCTGGTCAAACACAATCCCCGCCTGCGCCCGGTCCGACGCCGCGCTGTACACCTCGGCGCCCCCCTCCCCGTCGGCCATCAGCAGATACAACGCGAGCCCCGAGGCCAGCGTGCTCTTCCCGTTCTTGCGTGGCCAGCCCAGGTACGCGTACTGGTAGCGCCTCCGCCCATCGGCGCGCCGTTTCCACCCAAACAACGGCCGCACCACCTCCTCCCGCTGCCACTCCTGCAGCACAAACGGCTCTCCCGCCCACTGGCCCTTCGTGTGGCGCAGCACCCGCTCAAAGAAGCGCACCGCCCCCTCAGCCGCCCGCTCGTCAAAGTAGAAGCTGCCGTCGCTGGTGCGGCTCAGCGCGCCGTCGCTGCCAGCCAATAGTGCCGCGCCCACAGCGCGCCGCCCTCCGGGTACTCGGGGTGCCGCACCACCGCCACGTCGTACCCCCACCCGCGCAGCACCCGTTGCAGCGTCTCCCCGTTCTCCTCCGTGTGCACCTCCACAATCAGCAGAGGCCTGTGCAGCAGCACCAGCTCCATCGCCCCGCGCAGCGCCTCCAGCTCCGCCCCCTCCACATCCACCTTCATCAGGTCCACGTGGCCGGCAATCGCCAGCTCATCCATGCGCGCACACCACAGCCGCAGCCGGCCTGTCGGCGCCCCCGCCCCAATCGCCTCCTCCGCCGTCGCAAAGACGGTGCTCAGGTGCTCATCGCTCCCGTACACCGTAAACTCCCGCGCCCCCGAGCTGCTCCACGCCCCCAGCGGCAGCACAAACACATTCGGCGCCACCCCATTCAGCTGCTGCACCAGCCCCGGATTCGGCTCCATCGCATACACCTGCCGAAAGCGCCCGGCCAGCGTCGCACTCCACGTCCCCCGGTTCGCCCCCACGTCCACAAACACATCGCCGCCGTCAGGCAGCCAATCTGCCAGCCACCACTCAGCGATTGCCATGGTGCACCGCCTCGTCAAACAGCACATCCGCCAGACTCGGCGCGCCGTCGTCCTCCTGCAGCCCCAGCCGCGCCCGGCTCGCCGGCGTCAACCCGAACTGCTTGGCCAACCCATCCGCCGTCGCCACCGCCGCCCGCCAGATCGTCACCGCCGGGTGCTTGCGCAGCTCCGTCTCCGGGCCGTGCGCCTGGTCCGTCATCAGCAGCCCGTCCCGCACGAGCAACTGCGCAGCCGCATCCGCCATCCAGAGCGCCGTCGCCAGCTGCCCCAGCATCGGCGCGTCGGCCTGCGTCAGCCCATGCGCCGCCGCCCTCTTCGCCACCTCCCGAAAGTACGCCTGGGCGGGCGCCGGCAGCGTCTTTGGCGTGTGCAGTTTCACCGCGCCAGCGGCCTTGCGCACCGGCCGCTGGCCCCCACTCCCCATCCCTCCCATACTCACCTCCTTACAATCCAGCGGTTTCACAAAATCGCGTTTTGCCCCAGCAGTGCGTAACGAGGGGGCGCCGGGTCCTGTTCCGCACCTGCACAGGGGTTGTCTCCCCCCTACCCCTACTCGCCACGTCGCTCGCGCATAGTCTTGCGCGTGTGACACGAATGACACAGCGCCTGCAGGTTGGCCATCTCGTCCCGTCCGCCGAGCCGCTTCGGTGTGATGTGGTCGACGTCGGTGGCCGGTGCACCACACACCACGCATGCTGGTTGCGCGCGCAGCACCATGAGGCGCAGCTGCGACCATCGGTAGCCGTAACCGCGCTCTGCTGCTGTGCCGCGCTCCGCTGCACGGCTCTGCTCCCTGCGGCTGTGACACTGCTCGCAGTAGCCACCGTGCGTGGCAGCCTCTGCGCAGCCCTGTGTGAGACAGCTCTTCCGCATTGCCGTAGGAATGAGGGGCCCCCTAAAAAAAGCGCGCCGCCCAGGAAATCCCCAGACGGCGCCCTATCACGAGCCAGCCGATATTCGCGTGCACATCTGCGCCACATTAGCGGGGCGGCTTCACCTCGCGCCGCACCACAGTAGCCTTGCGCACCTGCTCCACAATCACGTCGCCATTGCGGCCGCCATGCAAAACCACCTGCCAGTTCTCCCCGCTCTGCATGAGCTGGGGCAGCTCCTGGGCCAGGTAGGCCAGCACGGCATCCATGCTCTCTGCCACTGCCTGATTCGCCATTGTTCGATCACTATGCAAAGTATAGCACCGTTCTCAGGAGGTGTGACGGCGGGCCAGCTATTTCAGGTTCGCCCTGGGCCACGGTGACCAACCGCGTCGTCACGGCGGGCGGGCGCACGGACGATCGCAGCTTCAGGGTGTACGTGGCCGACCGTTGATTGGCGCACCCAGAGGTCGCGGATCTTTGGGTTGGTGTGGTGTGGTGTCCCCACCGCACCACACTCGAGAGAGTGGAACTACTCCACCACGGGCGGGGCAGGGGGGGACTTGCGGGGGCGCCCTCCCTTGCGCCCGTTGCGACGCGACGCAGCGGCGCGTGCTGGGCTGCGCGTCTGGCCGCCCTTGCGGGCAAGCTCGCGCCGCGCTTCGGCCTGTTGCAGCGCGGCCAGGTTCGCCGCGCCGTCTGGATTGAATTCGGCCCAGAACAGGGGCATGCGCCCCATCAGATTGAGCGCCTCCGCATCGGCCTCCTCGACGCGGAACGCTTCCGCCTGCCACTGCGCAGGCGTGACGGGCGAACCAGCCACGAGCAGAACAGGCTGCCCGTAGCTGGATGCCGCGTGCTCGGTGGTGAGCACGCCCACAAGGGAGCGCCGCCGGGACGCGCCCGGCGGCTTGTGTGATAGTTTCACTAGGCTTCCTCGTCCCACAGCACATCTTCTGCGCTGCGGGCCTCCACTTCTGAGATGTATGCGGCTACCACGCGGCCGCCCATGTCGTTGAACGGGTACGCAACGGCCCCGTCCCCGTCCGGGGTGTCCGGGCTCTCCCCGGACTCAACAATCCAGGTGCGGCTCAGGCGGCCGCTGCCCTGGTAGTACTCGGCGCACAAGTAATACATCATGATTCTCCCCTTTCATGTAGTTGGGCGGTGGTCTGCTACTGCTGCTGCTGCCAAATGCGGTAGTCCTCGGCGGTCTCGAAAACCATGTAGCCGCCGAGGACTCTGATTACCTTCTCGGCGCTCAACTTGGCCGCCTGAATGGCGGCCTTATACTCTTTCCGGGTCGGGTAATGCTCGGCGCACAAGTAATACATCATGGTCTGGTCCTTTTTGGGTGGTGGTCTGCCTCGTCAGCGGTGGGCGACCGTCCCCACCGGACACCCCCGAAGGGGCGTTTCGGCATTATTACAGTGGGGGCCGAAGCCCCCTGACTGCTACTTGCGGGCCTCCAGCATCCATGTCCAATTGCGCCATGCCACGCTACCGGCCTCTAGCGCGTCCTCGATCGTTCGTGCGCTGACTTCAGTGCCGCTGCCATCTTCTGCTACCCAGCGGTACACGTCGCCGGTGCTGTCGCTGTCGAGCACCAGGTGCAGCACTTGGCGCTCGTCCTCCGGATGTTCGCCGTCGATTGTGGCGGTTGCCACTGTTGCGTTTGCGTTCATGTTTGTCTTCCTTTGCTGTGGGTGGGTTGACTTCGCTTGCTGCGATGCCTACAGTATATCCCATCCGGCTGGGTTTGTCAAGCGTCGAATCTGACGATTGCCCTACGCTATATCGCGGGAGTGTCGGGAGTCGCGCGGCCACGCGCTATACTGCCGTGCCCGCCGGCCAGCCCTCCGACCACAGAGCCGGATTCCATTCCGGGGGAGTCCAGCCGACCAACGTCGTCGGCTCTGCAATCGCGTAGGCCCCGTGTTCCGCAGGAATCGCATGGGCGAGAGCGCCGTCTCGCACCAGCGGATCGCCGCCTTCCCACGCTTCGACGCGCCACGCCGCGACCTCGCCAAAGCCGTTGCTGCGCCGCTTGCCCAGGTAGCGCACGTGCCGCAGCACCTGCTCCACCTCGGCTGCATTGCCGTAGCAGAATGCTTCCCACGCCGGCGCGTTCTGCGTTGGCAGGGGGACGCGCCGCTCGATGTAGCGGCCCTCGGATGTCCTGATGTTGTTGCTGTCGGCGTGGCGCGCCCCGGGCGCGCGCTTGTGGATGTACGCCACATCGTGCGCCACGGCGCCAACGGGCGTGAAGATGCTGCAGCGCCACAGCGGCAGACTCTTGTTCGAGCCGTAGAAGCCGGCCACCTGCAACGGCAGGGGCACATACCGCGGCCGCAGTTCGGCGCCCATGCCCTGCGTTTGCGCCATGAGCACGGCCCATGCCAGCACGCTATCGAGGTGCGGCGCGTCGTAGTGCACCACCGGCGCGGCCGTCTGCGCCACCACGCGCAAGGGCCGCATCTCCATCTCGGCGTACCGCTCCCGCAGCTCGCGCCACGGACGCATGGCGGCTTTGTGCGCATCGTGCATGGCGCGCTTCTCCTCCTCCGTCGCCTCCGGATAGCGCGCGTCCTGCCATGCCAGATACTTGGCGCGTGCGCGCGCCCGGCTCGCCTTACTCATAGCATTCCCCCATTGATGTCGGTGTGCGCGACAAAGCGCCGATAGAGCGCAGGCCACCCCATGCGCAGCCAGCTCATGCTGCCAAAGCGCAGGCCCGTGGCGCTCACAATCGAGTTGACGCGCTGCATGTCGCGCCGCACCCCCAATGCACCCAGCCGCGCGTAGACGGGATTCACCGGCAGATCGTACGCGGCGATGTAGGCCCACACATCGTCGACGCGCCACTCGGCCAGCGGGCAGCACACCCAGTGCCCCCACGGCCGCGAGTAGTAGAGCGCACCGTGCGTGCGCAGATGCAGCCGGCGCGTGTTGCTCTCCTGCTCGCGCACGCCGGTGTAGCCGTGGTAGCCGGTGCGCCACTCCTCGAATCCCATGTCCTCGGGATGGGCGACCGCTGGGTCGAAGCCAGGATCGCCCATCTCGCTCCAGAAGAGATTTTCGGCAGGCGCGGCGTAGGGGCTCTCTGTGGGCACATGCACGCGCAGAATGCGCCGACCTAGCCGCTGCTCAGTCGCATCCACAAACTCAATCGCCTCAGGATAGTCCCAGCCGTCATCCAGCCAGGCGACGGCGAGGCCGGGCCGCTCACGCTCCACCAGATGCAGCAGGACGGTGGAATCCTTGCCGCCGGAGAACGCAATGCACCACGGCAGATCGTCG